TGGATGGCTTGATCAAGTAGCCAATGGAGTGCGTAAGAAGGATGAGAACGGTGAGCCCACTGATGAGTATGTCATCCCACCGAATCCAGCGAAGGCGTTTGACCTGTTCCAAAGCGTAGTGGAGTATCACATCCCCAAACTGGCAAGGACTGAGTTGACTGGATCAGATACAGCACCAGTGATCATTGAGCACAACATCAATGTGTTTGGCCAGTTGTTGGAGAACATCAAAGCTTCGAGGCAATCCCAATGAAGTTCCGCAAGAAGCCTGTGTTGGTAGAAGCCACACAGTGGTTCAAGATGGGAGATCACCCAATGGTCTATGAGGTCATGGGTAATCCCAAGGAGATCAATGGATGGATTAGGATTATTCCAACAGGAGAATACGCCATCAAAACCCTTGAAGGCCATCACATTGTCAGTACAGGCGACTGGATCATTACTGGCGTGAAGGGTGAGCACTATCCATGCAAGCCAGACATCTTTGAGATGACCTATGAGGTGGCAGAATGAACCACTTCAAGCATAGATGAGCGAAGTCATTGACGAAGTCCTCCTCGATCCCAAGACTCAGGAAGAGTTCTATAAGCTATCAGTAGTCGATCAGACAGTATTCCTATGGCAGTACCAGTGGCTGAAGGAGAAGGCGCATAAGCATCAGATTGAGCCATCAGGGGAATGGTGGAGTATTTGGCTGATGTTGGCTGGCCGTGGCGCTGGCAAGACCAGAGCAGCATCCGAATGCTTGGCATGGTGGGCATGGAGTCAGCCTGGCACACGGTGGTTAGTGTCTGCTCCCACGTCTGGTGACCTAAAAGGAACCTGCTTTGAAGGCGACAGTGGGCTCATGACCATCATCCCCCCAATGCTGATTGAGAAGTACAACTCTAGTCTCCATGAAATACACCTAACCAATGGCTCCTTCATCAAGGGGATTGCAGCGTCCGAGCCAGAACGGTTCCGTGGCCCTCAGTTCCATGGTGGATGGTGCGACGAGTTAGCAGCATGGGAGTACATTCAAGAGGCGTGGGACATGATGCAGTTCGGCCTCCGCTTGGGTAAGAAGACCAAGCTGATCTGCACCACAACTCCAAAGCCCAAAGACTTGATCCTTGATCTGGTTGGGCGTGAGGGGGACGACGTGGCCATCACTAGGGCGTCGACCTATTCCAACATCAAGAACTTGGCGGAGAACTTCCAGAAGCAGATTCTCCAGTATGAATCGACCAAGCTCGGGAGGCAGGAGATCTATGCCGAGTTGATTGACCCAGAGGCGGATGGTATCGTCAAGAGGGATTGGTTCAGGCTATGGCCAGATGGCAAGCCCTTTCCCAAGCTTGAGTATGTCATCCAATCCTATGACTGCGCCACATCAGACAAGACATACAACGATCCTACAGGATCAATCACGCTAGGCGTTTTCAAGCCACTGGATGGAGGCATGTGTGTCATGGTGCTCGACTGTTGGCAAGAACACCTACAGTATCCTGACCTCCGCCCCAAAGTCCTTGAGGAGTTCGAGGTGGCATATGGGGAAGGAAGGGAGAAGAAGCTCGTGGACGTGGTGCTCGTGGAGGACAAGTCCGCTGGCATATCTCTGATCCAAGACTTACAGAGGGCTCACATCCCAGTCATTGCATACAACCCTGGCAGAGCAGACAAGATACAACGGCTATCCATTGTGGCAAACATCATCAAGGCTGGTCGAGTGTGGGTGCCTGAGTCATCCGTCCGTAAGGGGTATGTGAAGGATTGGGCTGAGGGCATGGTGAGCCAGATCTGTTCATTCCCTGAGACCGCACACGATGAGTTCGTGGACTGCATCAGCCAAGGGTTGAGATACCTCAGAGACGCTGGATGGATCAGCATTGACATGCCAAGGCGTGATCCTTATGATGACTCAGACATCTTGGATGCGGATGAGCATAACAACCGAAGCCGAGCTAACCCATATGCTCAGTAAGGTGGCAACAACTCCACGTGGCAACAACTCCACTGGGGTTGAACCAAACATAGATCAAGGGCATAATCTGAACATGGCTAAAAAACCCACACTAGACGAGATGCGCCTTGCGTTGACGAGGGGCAAAACCAAACATGAGCACGCTCATGAGAAGGCTAGACTTAACGCCATCAAGATGCTTGGGTTACATGAAAAGAACACGGCTCAAGATAGAGCCAAAGCTATGGGATTTGATTTAGAAACATTCCATGGTACGGATGCTCCAGACATTGAGTCATTAGACCCTGAGCGCACCAAAATCATTAAGGGAGTGTTCTCAACCACAAACCCTAAGATGGCATCACGATATGCTGAAGACGAAAGAAAAAGAGCAAAAGAAAAAACAGCACCCAATGTTTTGCCACTTCTTATTAAGTCTGCGTCACACGAAACAATTCCCAAATACGACATAAACACCATCAATGCCTACAAGAATCGTGGCGCAAAAGGCGTCTATCGTCCTGAGATGCAAACCGCAGTTACATTTGATCCATCCCACATAAGATCAAGGTTCGCTGCGTTTGATCCTGCGCGTGAGCATGATACGGATTTACTCGCTGCCAAAGGCGGTGAGGTGCATATGGCTGAAGGTGGATTGACATGGAACAGTCCAGAATGGAAACCACATCCAGAGAATGACTTGCTTCATCCTATTGGCGCATCAAAAATGGTTGGAGACGAAAAACTATTGTCTCAAGATGACACCTTTTCACATGGATTATCCGAGTTTCCATCGAGTAAAAAGTCGTACAGATATTTATATCATGGCGAAGACAAAAAACCTATTGGCTCAATGCAGATTCAAACAACAGGCCCACGCAGTAAAAAAGCTGTGATTCAAAACCTATATGTTGCAGAAGCCAATCGTCGTCAAGGCATTGCATCAAAATTACTTGATCGAGCTAGACAAGACTTTGATGTTAAACACAGCACTGATTTAACTACTTCTGGCAAAGCTTTTGCTAAAGCCAAAAAAGCCAAAGGGGGCATCGTGAAATATCCATCTATTGAAGAGATGCTCCAAAAGCTTCGTGAGTCTGGAAGAACCCCTATTGTTCCTGCGCCCAACCGTTGGTTCGCAGATGCCGAGAAGCATCCTTTCCAACAGAAGATGATTGAGAAAGTCCTTGCGCATACTGGCCAAGGGCGTGAGGGATTCCCATCAGGTTCGTACATCAACCCACAGACTGGCGAGCCTATGGACTTTGAGATCATGCACGACTTGGGTGTGGCCATCGACCCAAGCACTGGACGCCCAATGATGTCAGGCATCAGGTCAGACCTGACTGAAATTGATCCTAAGCTTGGAAGCATTACCAAGAGCAACCTAGTCCGTAAAGGTTTGTTCAAGCACGAAGGCGGAGATCAGTTGCTCAAAGACTTGGCGTTCTTGGCAACGATTGAGAAGAGTGGCAAAGGCCATCACTATGGATTGTCCACCGAGTACGCCTCGCCTGCTGAGTTAGTCAACACAATGACTGGCGCTAACCCCACATTAAGACCTCACAGCCGTGGAGACATTTTTGGCGTGGGTGAAGAAGTGGGACGCATATCCATTCAGGGTAAGCATCACCCAGTGTATGAGAAGCTGTTGGTCGCCCCCACAGGCTCGCACGTACAAGGGAAGAAACTACATAAAGCCAAGGGTGGACAAGTCACCCACGCACATCACCTTGACGTAGAGGAGCGCCCGTTATGAATGAGTTAATCGGCAAGGGCAAGCCCTTCTATTCAGCTTTGGATATGGGGGCTAAGGCTCTCAAGCGTAAGGTAGGAACTGGCGCTGAGTTCCTCAAGGAGTTGATGGCGTTGCCTGGTGTCAAACCCACTGAGCTTAAAGAGCGTGGACTAGAAGAATTGATGAATGCCCCTAAGATGACGCATGAGCAGTTCCTTGGTCAACTGGCAAAAAAACCAGCGCCCAAGATCAATGAGAAGGTACTGACTGAAGGTGGCAACGACAAAACAATCCAAGAGTTAATAGACAGAGATGCTAGGGAATACGCTAATCGAGAGATTGGAACTAGCCCAAGGATGCGTGATG